CAGCTTCAACTTCCTGTAAAAAATAAACATTACTTCCAGTTGTTACTTGTGTTATATCTGTTGCTTCTGTAAATGTATTAGAAGATGAATCTGTAGATGATGTTTGCACTTTGACGGTTAAAGTAGTAGTGTCAGCTCTATTGTCTGTGATGATAAATCTTTGATCTACATCAGAAGAATCTACTGTATATCTTGTAGTAATAAATGAACCTTCGTAGATATCAACACCAACAAAAGGAATAGTATTACCAGTGTTAGATTTTGTTACATCACTAATAGTCGAAAATTGATAAGATACATCATCCACAGTTGTATTGAAAACAGTTCCAGATGGCATAGTTGCAGAAGTGTCATTCGTATTAAGAGTAACATCTACTGTTGCTTTTGAAGCACGAGCGGAAGATGGTACATAACCTAATGTCTTTGCGTGAGAAACAACGCTTGATCTTAATGATGAACTATCTAAAAACATTTCGTTTGCTAACATATTTGCATTGAAACCAAGATAGTGAGTGTTGTATGCTAAAACATCTAACAACGCACTCATACCAGAACCCTCAAAGTCATAATCAGTAAATTCAGTTTGAGCACCTAGAAATGTTTTAAGATTATCCTTTACATCATCAAAATCAAATTCTGTTACTTCTAATCTTTTATTGTTAGTTGCCATTATCGTAATACCTCTAGAAATACTGTTAAGTCAACAAGCTCTGTAGGTGCATTAACAACAAAGAACTCAATTGTCACTTCATATTCATTACGATCTAAATTTGGGTCAGCCCTAACACTAATAAGTCTAACCCTTGGTTCAAAATTTTCAATAACATCTTCTATCTTTTTTGCAAGAATAAAAGCTGTCATGTTACTCATATTCTCAAATAACATATCCCTAATACCAGAACCAATTTCTGGATGAAAGGGTTTCTCATAATGGTTCAACAAAACAAGATTACGAACAGACCTTTTAACTGCCGCAATATCTGTAACCTTTCTTACATCTTTGGAAGCTTGAGTCTTTGCAAAGAACAAATCCAAATCACGATATTGGCGCACATTACGTTCAATATCATTTTGACCTTGTGCATCTGGAAATGCGGTTGGTGTTGCCATTAAGCTAGACTCCTGTTACATTTATTTATAAAGAAAACTCATTTTTCTTTAGAGTTTATACTATTATATCTGTATTTATACAGTTTAGTCAACTCCATAATTTGGATCATACGTAGAGTTGATATAATAATGGACTCTAAACAAAAGCTTTGGAAACCTTTCTACATTTGGGTGTTCAACATAGTTTCTTAAATTAGATTGTACTGTTATTTCGTTTCCTACTATAGTAAATGAATCATAACGTGCTTTTCGTTTTTCTGATAGTGGAGCTTCATATATCCTCCACCTTCTCCCTTCTTCATCATAACCATAAAGACGAGATACTCTTGTTGGAGTATCTGGTAATGTAAAATCTAGATCGATATTGCCAGAAACACTATCATCTAAAATCGTCGCAGATATACGCACCGGCCTAGTAACAAATCCTACTGAAGATATATTCTTTCTTTTAAGTTCTGCACCCACACCTTCAATAGCATCTTCAGCAGTTGTTACTGCTTTAGTTATTGATCCTTGAGTAATATTTGTAGATTTTTCTGTAACCGTAAGTTGAGCGGTATCTACTGTAGGTAAAGTAGTTGAGGTAGTTAAAACTGAACTTGCTGCGGTAGTCTTCAAAGAAGTAAAAGTATCGTTGAAGGTAAATGTTGCAACAGTTTCTACAACAGGATCAGTAGATGGTATTTTAGCTGCAACAGCTTTTTGAATTGCAGCAGATACACCGTCAGCTGGTTTTTCAAAATTTGGAATATCAAAAGATAAACTTTTACCACCAGTAACAGCTGCAGCTGCATCAGAAACAAGAGTGTCTAAATTAAATCCAGATGCGGAAAGTTCTGTACCAAAACTTGTTGTAATACTTGCAAGTAAATTTGCTGCTTGAGTTGGATCGACAAGTCCAGACAAACTTTCTAATTGTGACTGTAAATTGATATTCGGTAAAGCAGCACCTTGAGGAACTAAACTTCTCAGTTCTCCACTAAGAGCTGATAATTCAGAACCAATTGCTGCGGCCGCAGCTGATGCATCAGATTGTATCTGTGCTTTCATAGTTTCCGCTGTAGAGTCAATCTTTTTTAATATATTATTAAATTTATCATTTGTCCCTGCTAAACCTGATGTCGTTAAATCCATTTTTTATTCCTATGGTACATCTGAAGCTATTGTAGCTACTACTGTTGTTCCAGAACTACGTGATCCACTAACAGCATCATTAGTCGCACTTGTAATAATAACACTGTTATCAGTCTGACCTTTAACTTTAGTTAAGAATGTATCACCATGTATTCTTTCTTTTAATGCAGAATTATATTCAAATGTTGCATCACCAGTAACAAGTTCTTTTTTAATACCAGAAGTTGTTATAAGCATATCTGATTCTGTTTTGATTGATAAATTATTAGCAGCTCTTATATCTAATTGAGAACCAGACTTAAATGACATTATACCAGAGTTATTAGCTAACGTCATATTATCTGATGCACTAACTATCAAATCATTGTTAGTTATCAATTTCATATCATCCTCAGAAAAAACAGTAGCTTTCTTTCCAATCACTGTTGTCATTGATCCAACTATGTTTATATCAACATCACCTTCACCTGATGCAGCTCCACCTTCTAAAGGCCCAATGTTACCTCTTATGTAACCACTAATATTATATGCGTGATTACCTTTTATTTCTTCCTCAACATTACCACCACTCTTATAACCAACCTTGGTACGTATATTACCACCTATCTTTTGCGTATAGTCACCCTCTACCTCTAAATGATAATCTCCTTTAATATATTCTCTTACCGTTCCTGCTATTGTTAGATTAACACTTCCTGATATTGACACATAAGAATCACCAGCAATAATTTCATAGTTGTCTCCTATAACCTTAACAACCTTTGAACCGTCTGTATGTAACTCTTCAAATGTGCCAGACTTATGTTGAGTGAATAATCTTTCTGCGCCAGGGCTATCATCTATCTCACGTATATGTCCTGATTCACTTTCATGAACATGGTTATATGGATACTGTGAAGATTTATATGGTTTTGCTGTTTTAGAAAGACCTTTAGGATGTGGCTCTTCCCAAAATCCTCTTGTCTCTGATTCTGCAACAGTAGATACAGCGGATAAGTTTGGTTTGGTTGCAGTAGGAACGCCAGTACCACGAGTACCAATTAAATTAGATGGATCACCGCTAAGTCTCATTGCCCTACGATCAATTAATGCATTATGATTTTCAGAATTTTCACCTTGAGCAAGTCTACTAGTATCTGGTTCACCCACTTCATGGCCTGATGCCATAGTATAGTCTTCACCATCTACAGGATAAGGCCCATAAACAGGATTACCTTTATACTGTGTCTGTATAGCGTTTATTCCTCTGGGATCATTAAATCCTGATCTGGGATCAGCAGCAGACTCTGGATTGCCTGGCAAAGAACCTATGATGATAGGTTGTTGTTTATCTGCAGCATCTCTGAAGAATCCTATAACATAAGAACCCTCAACAAGAAAAGATGGAGTACTTCCCATACCATGCATGGATGGGTCTGTAACAGGATGCATGACATGAGCCCACGGTAAATCGGTTGTAGGTAGTGCAGAAATATCTTCTGTATGAAAACCAATGCAACGGACTCTTACTCTTCCTAATGCATCAGGATCATTACGATCTTCTACTACACCCACAAACCAAACGAAACCGTCTAGCCCCATAAAATTACTTTGTTCTGCCATTCCAATCCTCACATATATCTATATGATTATTTATAAGGATTAATGTAGGTCTGGATCGCGTCCTAGTCTATTCTTCTCAGGATCATCACATTTCTCAATATGATATACATCAATATGAGCTGGATTTGAAACACGTAGATGCTCCACTATAGTGAAAGCTTCATCGTATTCCAAACCATCAGCTATTACTGATTTACTAACTACTCTATATTTTGTTGTCATGATAAATTATATTTAGACAATATAATATTAGAACAGCTCATTTTCAGTTACATATTCAACACCAAGAGGAGTTTTGATCTCAAAAAAGATAGAATCTTTGTGTTTGTCACGTACAGGAACGTACTTCTTAGTCTTTTTAGACCAATATATAACAGAACCATCTTCTAGCTTAACGTCATCATAGGA